CCGTTGGCATGTCAGAGCAACGCGCTTTCCGGCCATCAAACTTTGGTGCTTGATGCCAGACCCAACCGTGACGCTTTAGCACCATATCATATACGTTTTTCATAATGCCGTTTCTGGCAGATTTGGCGAAACCCATATCTTTGTTGGCCTGCGCCAATTCTTTATAAACGGTTTTGTAATCCAACCCCAAAGCAATCGCCATTGCTCTAGCGCCACAATCACCGGCGGTTCCCTTAAAGCCTGCGTCGGCTCTGCCGCCATCGTTGTATTTGAAATTAGCCATTTCGTAACTCCCTTTTCTTAATTGATAACTCATTATATCAGGTTGATAGCATAACGCAAGCACTAATAATGCGACAAAATGTCGCACACAAAAAAAGACCCCCGCCGAAACGGGGGCCAGTCGCTCAATTTATCGGGTGGGAGGAAACCCGACGCGACTACAGTAACCGAAAGCCGCGCGCGATGCCAGCAGTCTTTTCTGCGGCGCCGCGTTTGACCAGCGCGTTCATGTAGCGCGCGCACTGTGTCATCGACTTGCCGGTCTTGTCTGCCAGCTCACGGATCGACGGGTAATAGCCGTACTTGCGGTGGAACCGCGCTATCACCAGCCGCATGTTGTGCTGTTTCGGTGTCAGCGGCACGTCAATCATCACGCACCTCTTTGATCGTCAGCGTGGTCTGGCGAACCGTGCGGGCTGGCTTGCCGGGCGTGGCTGGCTTGGGCGGCTGTGCCTTGAACTGCCGCATAGGCCAGCGCACCGCGTATTTGGTATTGCCGACGATGCCGGTAGCCTGCTCGTGACTGCCCATAAACTCTTTCAGCGCCGCCTCAGCCTCGTCTATGTCCGCCTCGGCCGCACGCTTGGCGTCCTTGGCATTAACGAGCTGTGCGAGCCACTCAGCCTCGGTGGCGGGTAATTCCAGCGGCTCGGCGCCGTCGTCGACCCGCGGGTATGCGGTGTTGCCGTCCGACGACGACAGCACCGGATACCACTCGATATCGCGCTTGCGACGCTCAAAGTCGTCGACGGCCTGCATTATCTTCGACTGTACCGCGGCATCTGCCTGATACAAGAAGATGCGTAGCTCTACGCCGCCGTATAAGACGCACACAGCGCCCCAAGTGTATTTGGTGACCATCAACTGCCCCTGAAGCTGTAGCGGGCCTCTGTGGGGCGCTGGGGCGTCCTCTGGCTTGTTGCTGGTCAGCTTGCTTTCCAGCACGCCGGTGCCGGTGACGAACACCTTGCCGTTGGGGCAGATGATGCCCTTGTCGTAGTTTGTGTCGACCCAGCCGCCGACCCCGGCGTCAGCGGTGCCATCGAGCGACGCCGCAAACGGTATCTTGTCGTGGAACAGCGCGTCGTGTTCCAGCTTTAGGTCGTCTAGACCGAGGCGGTTAGCCGCCTCAGTCAATATCATGCCTTCGAGCGCGTCGCCCCAATCGCAGGCTTCGTTGCCGTTGAACGGCTTGGGGTCGGGCTTGCCCTCGATGTCTGCCAGCACGCTTGCCAGCAGGTCGTTGGGTGTGTCGTATGGCGACGCGTTCATCAAAGCCGGTATGCGGCTCGCTGTGATGATGTCGTTGGGTGTTTTTTTACCGACCATTGCCTGATCTCCTTACCTCATTTTCTGTCATCACGCGATATCCACAAGTGTGTTTGTGAACATAATAGTGCTTATTGATTTGGCCGATCTGCTGTCGGATATATCCTTCACCGCCGTAAAAACGACGAACTAAGAACTCAAGCGGCCAAATCTGCCTGCCTTTAATGAACTTGAACAGGTTGCCCTGAGCCTCTGTTAGAGCTATCACACCGTCGTGTCTCTTTGCGGCGCCGTCAGGTTTAATCATGTTGCGCTCTTTCAAACATTCAAAGGCGTGTTTTTGAGCCTCTTTAACTGTCTTGAAAGATGCGCCCTTACCGCGCTTGCTCGCTAGGGGGTGTGTCCACCGGCCCGTCTTGGCGTTTTTCCAGATAGTGAATGGTACGTCGTCTTTGACGCCTTCAATAACATGAAGGTTATACGTCGCTGGTTTAATAACTAATGGCATTACTTTTCTCCTTGTGCTTTTAGACGTTCAACTTTTGCCTTCCAAATACCGGCGCGGCGGTTAGCCACGTTTATCTTTTTTGTGTAGTGACGTTCGGCAATTTTGAAAATGCTTTTCTCTGTATCGAGCGCCTCTTCAAGATTGCTGGCACGATCACGCCACTCGTCCACCTGAGTTTTCATTGCGTTTACGCGGTCAGACATTTTGCGACTATAGTCATGCGACTGATCCACCAAGTCGCGCAACGCTGTCAGCACCATCACAAGCTCTGGGCTTATGCGCTCGCCGGTCATAATTCTATCGTCCATATCTTTGACGATTTTGCAGTGTCTATCTGTATTCATTTTAACTACTCCACTTGTTAGATTTACGCAGGTTTTGATTGTTGCCGTGTACCGGTTCAAGGCCAACGGCTTGTTCTGGCGTCCAGCCATTTCTGATACGCCAAGATATGGTGCTTGAATTTATACCAGTCGCTCTTGCCGCTTCTGATATAGAACTAAAGCCCTTTATCTTTATTGAATTGAGACAAGCCCGCCTTGGCTCAAGCTCAAATGCTTCATTTATTGTCCATCCATAGGACAGCCTCTGTGTTACGCACCCAGCCCTAATCCCAAAATGCTTTGATGCTTTTGACACACTAGGAAAAGACAAGCCGCCAACGGTGATCCTAGACCCGAAGCCAGTTGGGCGGTCTCGCTTTTCAATTTCAAATATTTCATTCAAAGGCCAGCCCTGCTTTTTGCGAGAATGATATAAATTTTCTTTTATACCGTAATACTTGCAAGCCGCCTTTATTGAGGCAAACTCCTTATCGTTGACACATACTGTTTTTCCACAAGAATACAGCTTGTGATGTCTTCCATTGTATTTCTTTATGCCTGCTGGCGGCGCATCAATTTCTACCGCCTGACGAGGTGTCCATCCAGCCCTTAAAATTCTGTGCCTAATGTTATGGACGCTGACAGGAAAATGCTCTGCAAGATCGCCGCACCCATAATATTTTTTCCCGTCAATTTCGTACAAGTCGCCAGCGGCTAGTTTAAAAGTAGGACAACCACCAGACTTTACGTTGTACCCGTTTGGGTATCTTGTATTTAACTTCTGTATCCAGTACCTCTCCGCACGGCTCAATGTTTTTAGGTTTTCAGTCTTGTCCAAAACCTCAAACTTAAAGACGTCTTCACCGTAAACCCTAATAGCGTGAGCTATGGTTTTGTGGCTTCCTTTATTAGAGTTTCTGGCTCCGGCAAAATGTTCAGCCACTCTAGGCTTTAAACTTTTTCTGCGAGTAAGCCCAACGTACTGCATGCCGTTGACCGTGTTGGTTGCCAAGTAAACAATCATCACTGCCCCCCGAAATACTGCGCCGACTTAACCATCAGCGCAAATAGGTTCCACTCAGACGTCACCGCGTTAGTACACATCACAATCGCAAACGACATCAAAAACAAAAATCCAAAAAATTCCTTAATCATTTAACCGCTTCCTTCCTGTCCGCTTTTTGTAGCTGTACCGGCGCGCCTTGAGCTTGACGCACGTCATGCAGTTGCCGTTGCTGACGGCGCGGTCGTCGACGTGGCCGTTGATGCACGGCTGGCCGGTGAAGTAGGTCTTCAAGCCGCGTAGCTTGGCGGCGGCGCGGGTGATCCGGCGACCGCCAAAGTCACCCGCCTCGATAATTTGCAGAGCCTTTTTTAGCTCGTCGTATGTTGGTACTGGCATGTCAGTCTCCCTTGTGGGGCGGGGCCGTTAGGCCGCCGCCTTTTGCTCGTTGATGATCTCTACGCACTTCCAAATAATGACGCGATAACACGCGGCGTTGATCGACCATTTTGGTATGCCGCCATCAAGGTTTAGGCCACATGAGATGTCGTGGTCATCAAGTAACGTCTCTGAACAATAACGAGAAACAAACTGACCAAGAACACGGCCATCAACGTCTTTATCAAAATCATATTCAGCGTCATAAAACTCGATCATTGGTTCAGCATCATCGTGAACCAGACACATGTCACGACCATACCTGTCGCCTTGAAACACAACGCGAACTGTCCAATCGAGGTTTGTCTTGAGATCAGTGATTGTAAAAACATTAGCCATTTTATTCTCCCTTGTTAAATTTACCTGTTTTGTGCCTCTCGACTATTTGAATATGGGGGTTATATTCAGATACGTCAAGTGCTGTATTTAATGAATATTAAAAAAATATCAAAAAAATAGCACTATGCCTTTAATCGCCCACAGAAGCTCACTGACGGGCTTTGGGTGTTTTGGGGCATATCAGTACCAAAAAGTTGCCAGCGGCGTTTTTAGCTTCCAGCAACGATCACAGAAGGGGTTACAAAATGTCAGAAATTAAACCAGTTTTGCTTCGGCTTCGCACCTCGACCGTCGAGGCGCTAAAAAGGGAGCTGGAATTATCGGCTCACCGCAGTCAGTCGTCGCTGGCGGATGAGATGCTGGCGGCACAAATTGCCAGCAAAATTCGTCAGCGCAGTGTGCAGTCGTCGCTCGACGGTCAGGCCGGTCGGCACGGGCTGGAGAGCTTGGGCTGATGCGTGTCGGTGGTGGACGTGCCAAGGGGGCGGCGTTTGAGCGCGAAGTCGCAAAGCTGATCGAGCTGGCGACGGGTCGCAAATTACGGCGCCGCCTGTCGCAATATCAGGAAAAGGATTTGAGCGATCTGGAACCGGCGGACGGCAAGCCGTTCCCGTTCCTGATCGAGTGCAAGCGGTACGCCAAGGGTGTGTCGCCGAGCTGGTGGGATCAAATCGTCACAGCGGCTAGGTCTTCGGCCAACACAAATGACGCCCTGCCGTGCCTGATCTATAAGCTCGACTTCCAGCCGGTGCAGGTTCGCTTGCCCGTGCAGGCTTTAGTGATGCTAGGCAACTCAGGCTTGGCCGGTGACATTGCCGAGCAGTATGACTGGCGGTACACGGTGACGCTGGATTGGGAAACATTCGAGATGGTGTTGCGCGAGCATCTGGCGGTGATGAAATGAAAAAGAAAAAGATAATGGGCCACAACGTATTTGTGCCACTGGATGATCAGCTTGAGGTCACGGTGACGCCAAATTTTTACACGCATGTTTGCGGCTGGTGCAATCGAGAATTTGCGTCGTGGCGCGAAGACGCGCAGTATTGCACGCCGTCACACAAGGCGATGGCTGGGCGTAAAAGGTCAGTCGCAAGATACGAAGATAAAATTGTAAGTCTGAAAAAACAAATCGCAGAGCTGGAGCAAAGACATGAAGTATTGGCTAATACTGGTCACAATGACCAGCACTGAGGCGGGCGTGGATTGGAAGTTGCGATGACCCGGCCGCATTACGAGACGGCGATCGACCTGCAAAACGAGCTGTCGGTCGACAAGCTGTTGAAGCGGCACAACTACTCGCTTCACAAACTGCCGGTGCAGTATGGCATCGATTGCGCTATCCACTGCGACCAAGAGGACTGCATTGTGGGGTTTGGCGAGATCAAGACGCGCACGTTTGAGATGAACAAATACCCGACGGCTATGGTTAATCTGCATAAGGTTATACGAGCAAGGCACTTGACAGAGACCACCGGACTGCCGTCATATCTTATCGTTTTGTGGACTGACGCGCTGGCACGAATATCGTTTGCCAGCGATTTCAGCTTGCAAATGGGTGGTCGGACAGACCGAGGCGATCCGCAGGACGTCGACGTCTGTGCGTACTACCCGATCGAGAGCTTCAAAGTTTTGGAGCAAATTTGAACTAATGTTGATGTTAAGGAGCAAATCGTTATGGCATTAGGATTTTCTACAGAAGCCCGTTCAAGCGGGGACATTTTACCGATCATCAAATTCGATGCGAAGGGTGGTGACTGGATTAAGCAAGACCGCGTCCAAGGCGCGGACGGAACTTGGCAGAAAAACGAAGAGGACATTTCGCCGGGTTTCAAATTCGCCGCAGATTTAGACAATATGGAAGTGGGCTGGCTGAGTTTTGCGTCAGGCGCCCCAGACTTTCATATGGTGCGTATTGGCGACGCAATGGTTGCGAAGCCAAGCGAAGAACATAAGCAGGCGTTCCGCATGCGTATTGTGATCAGCGGCGAGAGTGGCCCGCGGGAATTTAGTCACAGCGCCAAGACGGTTCTGCGGGTGGTCGACAAACTGCACGACCAGTTTATGGCCGAGCGTAGCGCCAATGCGGGCAAGATACCGGTGATCGAGGCTGGCACGCCTGAGACGATTAAGATGCAATCGCCGCAGGGCGAGTTGCGTTTTAAGGCGCCGGTATTAAGCATCGTCAACTGGGTGGATCGCCCAGCGGCAATGGATGCGGCGGGTAGCACACCCGCGCCACAAGAACACGCGTCAGCGCCGGTCGCGCCGCCTATGGCGGCAACACCACCGGCCGCTGTTAGTGCAGGCGGCGACCTGTTCTAGCGCGTGGCGGGCGACGGTTTTCCCTTGGCCGTCGCCCGCACCTTCAAGGGAACAGGGGTCGAGGGTTTATTATGAGCAATATTGCGAGTTACATAGAGACGGTCGCCAAGGCGTATTGGGGCGAGCCTAACCAGAAGCGCGGGCATACTCTGCGCTGGGGTACGCACGGGTCAAAGGAAGTCGACCTACGCAAAGGCACTTGGTTCGACTTTGAGGCCAACGAGGGCGGCGGCGTCGTCGACTTGGTGCGTCTGAACGAGGGCGCCACGGTGATGGGTAGCATCCCCGATATCTTGGAAAAGAAGTTTGGCATCCAGAAGCAGGCACAAGTCAAACTGCAACCGGCGCGGTTTATGAGTGCGGTGTACGATTACACCGACGAACACGGCGAGGTCGTTTACCAGATACGCCGCTACGAGCCTAAGACGTTTCGACAGGTGCGGCCGGACGGTAACGGCGGGTGGTTGCACAATCTCGACGGTGTGACGCCGGTGCCGTACCGACTGCACGACATGCTGGCAAAGCCCGACATGCCGGTGTTCATTGTGGAAGGCGAGAAGGCGGCCGACAGGTTGGCGCGCCACGGTATCGTCGCCACGACCAATAACGGCGGGGCGAAGAACTGGAAGCCGGAGCTGAACAAGTGGTTCGAGGGCCGTAATGTCGTGATCCTGCCGGACAACGATGACGCTGGGCGCGCACACGCCGACACGGTGGTCGCCAATATTTTTGACGGTGCGGCCGCGGTCAAGGTCGTCGAGCTGTCAGGTTTGGGCGATAAGGGCGACGTCGTCGACTACCTCGCCGGCGGTCGGGATATCGAAGACCTGTTGTCGGAAGTGAAGGCGGCACCGGTGCTGGGTGAGGCGCCAGTCGTCGAGCAGTCAGCGGACAACGACAATGCGGGCGAGCCGGAGCGCGAATACTACGACTTCGTCGATGAGGATTACCTCATTAGCATGCCGCCGGTGAGCTGGGCGGTCGGCGACAGCGACAGCGGGCTTATCACGGCGCACGGGTTGAGCATGATCTACGGTGCGCCGGGTTCGGGTAAGAGCTTCATCACGCTCGATATGGCGCTGTGTCAGGCGCACGGCATCGAGTGGCAGGGCATGCCGACGAAGCAGGGCGACGTGCTTTATATAGCGGGAGAGGGCGTAGGCGGGCTGGGAAAGCGCGTCAAGGCGTGGAAGATGTCGCACGGGCTGGGTGCCAGCGGTCACTTCCACATGTTGCCTCTCGCGGTCAATTTCCGCGATCAGGCGGATATCGAGAAGCTGATGTATTCGATAGAGCGCCTCGACCGGCAGTGGACGTGCATTTACGTTGATACATTAGCGCGCGCCCTCTTGGGGGCGGACGAAAATTCGGCTCAAGAGGCTGGCTTGGCGATAGCGGCGGCTGATGCGCTAAAGCGTATGTTTGATTGCGCGGTCGTGTTTGTGCATCACAGCGGCAAAAATTCTGACCGGCAGGCTAGAGGGTCGTCGGCCATCCTTGGGGCGGTAGACGCGTCCATAGCGGTCGTTAAGGACGAGAATATCGTCACAATGCGTATCGAGAAGCAGAAAGATGCCGAGATGATCGACGATATTGTGCTTATGATGGAGCCGGTGTCGAGCGTCAGCGGCGGGTCGGTGGTACTGCGGCGGGTCGGTGAGGATGAGGCGCCAAAGAAGAAGAAGGCGGCAAAGCCAGCGGCGGGGCGTCAGGAACACGCGTTTACGGCGTTGCAAAATCTCATCATCGAGACGGGTCAAAGTGTCGTCACAATCGCGGCTTGGAATGAGGCGCATAAGCAAAAATCGCCCGATTTGACGCCTGAGCAGAGGAACACGGCGCGGCAGGGTTTGCAGGACAAAGGTCTGGTGATCGTCGATAAATTGAAATGCTGGATAAACAAGGACTTATTGTAAAATGTCGGGTGAAAATAAGGGTTCACCCGACGTCGGGTGGGCGTTCTGGCCGAGGTAGGTCGGGTCGGCTACACCCTAGGGGTAGCCTACCCAACCGACCCTAAAACGAGCCGATGTTAATTTTTAAAAAGGGATAGTGATATGGTGGCTAAGAAGCGTGTGGCGAGAGGCAAGCCGAAGACAAATAAGGTGTACTATCAGCCAAGCCAAGGGGCGCTCAAGCGTCAGCAGGCGGCGCTACACAAATACGATGACGAGGTGAACCGGTTAGAGCGCAAGTGGGGTATCGACAGATTGCCTTGGCTTGTGCCGGTGGAATTGCGTGACCGGTTTTACGAACAGCTCGACAAGCTCAATTCGGCTATTGATGCGACCGAAGGGGTTGAGCATGAGGTGGAAGTCACATTGCGTGGCTGTGCCGCCATCGAGCGTGCGGCCATCGAGGGTGGCGCCGAGCCGCTGACCGGCGAGTACATCGAGGGGCGGATGCCGGATGGCACGGTGCTGGCGATTACGGCTAATGGGTATGAGGCGGGTAAGGTAAAGCAGGACAATCGCGAGATGACCGTTTATACTGTTGACGAGGTCGGTGTGATCTTGGAACAGTGGCTAAAGGAAAAGCAGGCCAAGGCGTTTGTCGATGAGGCGAAGAACGTGTTTCCCGGCGCCGTGGTCGAGAGCGTGACGAAGACGGCGAAACTAATAGACGACGAGATACCGTTTTGATGGATTACGAAACTGAGCGTGATGACGTTGTAAAAGACCGCGAGTACATGTTGCTCGGCAAGTCGACGTGGATCGACGTCAGGAACCTGACGGTCAACGTACAGCGGTCTGAGACGGGCATTACGGTCGACGTGTGGCCTAGAGAGCTAATGCGTG